TTAATATATTACATCCAAGTGCATCTTGTAGATTCCAAGGTACAGCAGATCATACTAAAATCGCTAATGCTAGTTCTAATTTCTTCTGGACATTCTTAGATGAAACAGATGGTGTACTTGATATAACAAGAAATTTAGCTGTGACATTTGCTGATGGAACTCACACAGATGCCTCAACCTTAATCTTCCGTGGTAGTCCAATGGGAGTGATGGAAGGCGGTGTAATAACAACCTCATCAGCTAACCCAAATGCTTTAGAAATTGATATAACTGGAGGATTTGGATATTTAGAAACTGCAACACAAGGAGTTTATAAGAGAGTAGATTTTAATGAGTTTCTAAGTTTTGGTGCTTTAACTGATGACTCAGAAAATTATATTTTTGTAGCTAGTGATGGCAATATCGAATCTGCACCGACTGAACCAGATAGCATCACTAAAATTATATTAGGCAGAATATATGCCGCTGGAGGACGAGTTCAATTTGTAGATCAAAGTCCTAGAAATGCTTCACATACAGCCAATTTATTATCTACATTTAATAGAACAGCATTAGGTCCTGTATTTGCTCAAGGTAGTACAGTCACAGCAAATGGAACTAATCAATTAAATGTATCAGGTGATGGTATTTACTTTTTTGGTGAAAATCAATTTAATCCTATTGGTGGCACCGGAATAACTTTTGATAGGTATTATAGAGATACAGGAGCAACAGATAGTTGGGCAAGACAAGCCACAGCCACTGTTCCAATCAATCAATGGGATTCTGGTTCTAATGCTTTAGTTGCTTTATCTGCATCTTATTATACAAAACATACTTTATATTTAATTGGTGATGGAGCAGAAGAAAAATATTTCTTAGTTACAGGACAAGAGCAATTTTCAACATTAGTAGCAACTGAAGGAGCTGATTTAGCAACACCTCCTAACTACTTTACACAAGGTGTAGTACCATTAGCAGCAGTATATGTACAATCGGGCTCAGGAATAACACAAATAGAAGATATAAGACCAATTATTGGTTTTAGAGCAGGTGGTGTAAATGCAGCATCAGATCACGGTAACTTGTTAGGATTAGCAGACGATGATCATACTCAATACTTGTTAGTTAATGGTACACGAGCCATGACTGGCCCATTAACTGCTTCTATCATAAGTGCTTCATCCGGAATCACAGGTAGTTTATTTGGTACAGCATCATATGCTTTAACTGCATCGTTTTTATTAGGCTCTGTAGCTTCGGCAACAAAAGTAGTAGTAACAGAAAAAACGACAGACGCTACACACTTTATAACATTTGTAGATTCAAATAACAATCCTGGTGTTAGTGAGGATGTATACACAGACGCCAGCCTAACTTATAATCCTACTACAAATATTTTACGAGTACCTAGTGTAGAGTCAACAGGAGCAGTAACTGCATCTATAATTAGTGCATCTAATGGCATAACTGGTAGTCTATTTGGTACAGCCTCTTATGTAACCGGATCAGTGTTTGGATCAGGAAACCCTGCATTATCTGCATCTTATGTAACCGGTTCAATATTTGGATCAGGAAACCTTGCATTATCAGCTTCATATGCTGTTACCGCATCTTATGTTTTATCAGCGCCTGCTAGCAACATAACAGTATCAGCGGGTACAGCTACAAGTGCAGTATCCTCTCTCGTATTTGCAAATCTCAATAATGTATCTTTTGGGTTAAATGGAAATACAATTACAGCGACTGCAACAGTTGCTTCAACACAAGCTAGTATAAACATATCTGCAGCAGGCTCTTCAAATAACATATCTGCTTTAGTATTTTCCAATACAAATAATGTTGATTTTGGTCTAAATGGTAGTACAATCACGGCACAAGCGTCTATTCATTTATCAGACAGTGCCAATACTGCAAAAGTATCACAACTTGTATTCTCAAATGCAAATAATATAAGCTTCGGTATAAATGGTGGAACAATTACAGCAACCGCAAACGCCGGTGGTGGAGCAGTCCATTCCTTTTTCCAATATCCTTCACTAGTCTATTCTACAAACTCATCCAACCATGGTACTGGGGTTAATATCGTACATCCATTTGCATTACCTTTTGATGTTTCAATAAGTTTTCTACGAGTGCCTTTAAACTTCTCATTTGCATCATCGACATTTGCATCTACTGCAAATACATCTATACAAGTTAGACAAACACAAACATATTATGCTAACATATACAGTAGAGGAACAGGTGCTAGCTCAAATTCACTACAACGCATAACCGGTGCTTCTATATCATTAATATACCAAGCATCGGCAACAGAAGGAGCTAACTCAAACGCTCAAACAAACGCATTTGCATACACTTGGTATACGGGCGGACAAACAACATCTCAAGAAACATACAGCATAACTGTACCAGGATCTGCTGCATTCAACTTTACAACAAACGTTTTATCGTCTGTGTCGGGTGTTAGGATGGTTGATTTGCCTTTTGCAACATCACTTCCAGCAGGTGACTATTGGATTGCATTCCAAAGATCATCCGCTCAATCTACAACAGGATTAGCAGCAGTATCTAACTTGTCTTTGAATAATCAGTTTGTTCATGTATCGCAGCCAAATATGTCCTTTTTTGGTTTTGCATCAAATAATAGTACAGGTTTTCATCCTTATCAAGCAGGTGTATGGTCTAGTAACACACAAGGTATAACGACTGTCTCAATAGGCATGAACTCTGTCTCAACTATAGCATCACACCCTAATGTGCCTTTTCAGTTAATAAGATTTGCTTAATTTGGATATTTAATTTTATTTTATTATATTAGTTACATAAATTTAGTTATAGATGGATATAAAACCACAAATAATAGTTAATGGTATGGAAGGATACCATAACTCTATTGTAGATGAAGAAAACTTAAAAAAGAATGCATATAAAGATTTATCAACAATATGCATAGTTCCAACACGAGGACAAATACCGGCAAAAGTAGTACAATCTTGGATGGGTCTTATGACACCAATGAATCAAAAGTTTGTTAGAATGTTTGCTATTGGTATGGAGGTAGGTAAGGCTTACTCAGAAACAATAGAAGCAATTTTAGCACATCCTGACTTGTCGAAGTGGAAATATATACTAACACTGGAAGAAGACAATACACCCCCACCTGATGGCCTTTTAAGACTGTATGATCATATGGATAAATATGATGTTATTGGTGCATTGTATTGGACAAAGGGTATAGAAGGTAAGCCAATGTGTTATGGTAAAACGGATGTATTTCCAAAAGGATTTGCACCGTTCATGCCTGATGCAGATACAATTACACCATGTAATGGGTTGGGGATGGGATTTACATTGTTTAAATTAGATATATTCAAAAACAAAAAACTACCAAAACCATTTTTTGAAACAGTTCAACGATACACTCCAGGACAAGGCGTACAAGGTTATACTCAAGATCTTAAATTCTTCGAGAATGCAGGTAAGTTAGGTTATAAGTTCGCATGCGATTCAAGAGTAAAAGTCGGGCACTATGACTATGAAAACGATCAAATGTGGTAATAAAATAAAACAAAATGGCAAAGAAAAAATCAAATAAGAATCAACCTCAAGTAGAGGTTATAGCGGTAGAATTAGGTTGTGGACAAACAAAACAAAACGCAGAATTCTACAAACAAAATTTAAATACTGATCCTACAAAAATAATTGGGGTAGATATTGTTGATTGTAAAGGTGTTGATGTCGTACATGACCTAACTGTATTTCCTTATCCGTTTGAAGATAATACAATTGATGCGTTATATGCATGTCACTTTGTTGAGCATTTAGATGGAGCAGAGCGTATGAAATTTATGGATGAGTGTTATCGCATACTAAAACCAGGAGGTAAAATGCGACTAATACACCCATACTATAAATCAGTCAGAGCTGTACAAGATCCTACATGGTTGTAGATTTAGTTAAACGATAATATTTATATAAAAATAAAGTTATGTCACAACAGCAATTTACAGCAGAAGAACTAGAACAAATAAAACAACTCCAAACCAAATACAATGAGATTGGTATTGAACTTGTTCAACTTAAATTAGCAAAAAAAAATGCTAAGGAGTATTTAGACAAACTCCACGAACAAGAAGAAGAGCTTACAAAACAGATTGTTGAAGCTAACCAATCAGAAAAACTATTAGCAGAGAAGCTAAATGGTAAATACGGAGCTGGATCATTAGACGTCGAAACAGGTTTATTTACACCAACTGCCTAGTAAATTGAGGTTTTGAGGTTATAATTGAGTATTTATTAATACAAAAACCTTTAAAACATTATTAACATGGCAGAAAAAATTGTAAGTCCTGGTGTCTTTACGAACGAGAATGACCTCTCGTTCCTACCAGCCGGCGTTGCACAAATTGGTGCTGCATTCGTAGGTCCAACAGCAAAAGGACCAGCGTTTGTACCTATCGTACTTAGGAACTTCGAGCAGTTTAAAGCATATTATGGGGATCTTAACGACAGTTATTATATCCCGTATGCTGTACGAAATTATTTAAAGAACTCAGCTCAAGTGACTGTAGTTCGCGTTGTAACTGAGGGTGGATATCTCACCAACGGTTTATCTATTATCAGCGGTTCTACAATCGTTGGATTCTTGTTACCAACTACGCAAGTAGGACAAAGTACTGGAGCTGACTTCGCAAAAACAACCGGTGGTGGAACAGTAACAGCTGGAACAGCTTCATTAGTTGTATCTGGTTCAAACGTAACAGCTCAGACTGTTGACGTAAGCTTTACTTCAACAGCTACTAACTACATTATTAAGGTGTTAGGTAAGTCTGCAAAAGGTGCTAAAAAGCCTTACGCTTATGTTTATTTTGAAGACTATGCAACTGCACAAGCAAGCAAAAACTTCACTGTCGTTTCTGGTTCAGCTTCTGCGTCAATAGATTTGAGTGGTGCTACTACAGACTATGGTAAATTTAGACCAGGTGTTACTCCATGGGTAACTTCCCAGTTCATCGGTACCGGTGCTAACAAAGCAGCACAAAACTTATTCAGAGTTAAGACCCAAGGTGATGGTGACTTGTTTAACAGAACATACAAGATCTCTATTATCAACAACACTTTAGCTGGATACGTTCCTGGATCTGATTATGGATACTTTACTTTGTTGGTGCGTGATTACAACGATACTGACAAGCGTCCTAACGTACTTGAAACTTATTCAAACCTTACCCTCGATCCAGATTCTGCAAACTACATTGCTCGTAGAATTGGTGACAGGTATTATGAAGTGGATTCAACAAGTGCTTTCGGTGCGGAAGTTGTTGCTAAAGGAGAATATCCAAACATCAGCAAACTTATTTATGTTGAAGTGGATACGACTGTTAAAAACAAAGCTATCGACCCAAGTTTGAATCCTTATGGATTTGCAACTGTTAGTGATACTGTGATTGTACCAGGATGTACATTACCAACAGCTAGCATCGTAAGAGCTAATCCTGAGATTGAAAGTGATTATAGCGAAAGAGCTTATTATGGTTGGAATTACACTGCTGCAGATAACGTAAACTATCTCAGACCTATTCCAAACGGTGCTACTACTGGATCAAACACATTGTTCAATCTTGATGAAGCTACAATCTCTGCAGATTACGGCACTGCAAAAGATGCAAATAGTTCCTTAACAGCTGGCGGTATCATTTCCGCATCAGTATTGAGAGGTCTTGATGTATCAACTATTGCTAAGTTTAACGTACCATTCCAAAATGGATTTGATGGAGACGATCCAGCAGTACCATTGAACACTGGTGCAAATATCACTAGCACTAACGCAGTTGGTATGAATTGCGATTCAGCAGCTTCTTCAGGTTCAGTATCTTATGCAAAAGCACTTAACATCATGTCAAATGCTGAAACATTCGATATCAACTTACTTGCAATGCCAGGTGTTAACATGGCAGATCACAAGCCTGTAATTGACAAAGCTATCGATGTTGCTACAAACAGAGGTGATACTTTCGTAGTAATTGACCCAGTTAAACAAAGTCAAACTATCGGAGTAGCAATCAGTGGTGTAGAAAATAGCTTAGTAGATAGTAACTACGCAGCTGCTTACTGGCCATGGGTTAAAATCCTTGACGTAAACAAGAACAAGCCAGTTTGGGTACCTGCATCAACTGTTATCCCAGGTGTAATTGCTAAATCAGATGCTTCTTCATTTGAATGGTTTGCTCCTGCTGGTCTAAACAGAGGTGGTATTCCTGACGCTCTTGAAGTAGAAGCTAAGCTTAGCGTATCACAGCGTGACTCTTTGTATGATGCTCGTATCAACCCACTTGCAAGCTTCCCAGCTCAGGGTGTGTGTGTATGGGGTCAGAAGACTCTGCAAACTAAGCCAAGCGCTCTTGACCGCGTTAACGTAAGACGTTTGATGATTACTTTGAAGAAGTATATCGCAAGCTCTACTCGTTACCTTGTATTCGAAAACAATACTGTTGAAACACGTCAGCGTTTCCTCAACATTGTAACTCCTTATCTTGAGAATGTTAAAGCTCGCCAAGGTCTGTACGGTTTCCGTGTAGTAATGGATGAGTCTAACAACACTCCTGACATTATCGATCGTAACATCCTTTATGGTCAGATCTTCGTACAGCCTACCAAGACCGCAGAATTTATTGTCCTTGACTTTAATATCTTGCCAACTGGAGCAACTTTTGATAACGCGTAATACTTATTATTAAAAAGATAACGAAACATGGCAACATTAATCCCAGAAAACGGTCCCAACGGTATATTTTATACCAATTACGAACCAAAAACACAGAATAGATTTATCATGCAGATTGGAGGCATCCCAGCCTTCATCTGCAAGAAAGTCACTCGTCCCAACATCGATTGTGGAGAGGTAGTAATTGATCACATCAACCTTGTACGCAAACTGAAAGGTAAGTGTAAGTGGCAAGATATGTCAATGACTCTTTACGATCCGATTGTTCCTTCAGGCGCACAAACAGTAATGGAGTGGATCAGAACAGCTCACGAATCAGCAACTGGTCGTGATGGATACGCAGACTTCTACAAGAAGGATATGCAGATTCAAACTCTTGGACCTGTAGGTGATATCGTTGAACAATGGACTATCAAAGGTGCATTCATTAAGACTGCAAACTTCGGTCAGTTAGATTGGTCAACTGAAACCCAAGTTGAAATCGAACTCACAATCGGTTTAGACTGGGCACTGCTTGAATACTAAGCAAAGTACTTGAAAAGAAAACCAGCCTCGAGAGGGGTTGGTTTTTCTTTTTTATGTATATTTATATTAAATAAGTTTTAAATCTAAAGTTATAAATTATGTCAAAAGTTGTAGGCGATCTTCCACCAAGAGCAGATGCTCTCTCAAACGAAGAAATTAAAGCAATGTTTGCAGCAGAAAAAGCTGCTTACGAAGGAACACCAGTCCAAATTAAAAATGACTTTCCAACGGAGATTATCGATCTACCGTCAAAAGGATATTTCTATCCCGAAGGACATGCACTAGCTAGCGGTACTATTGAAATGAAGTACATGACAGCTAAGGAAGAAGACATTTTATCTTCTGCAACTTTAATTAAACAAGGTGTAGTACTTGATAGACTTATTCAGTCTTTGATTATTACAAAAGTTAAGTATGATGATCTCTTAGTTGCAGATAAAAATGCACTACTGATAGCATCAAGAATCTTAGCTTACGGACCTGAGTACAGTGTTGAGGTTACTTGTCCAAATTGCGGTACAAAAAACAAAGTAGATGTGGACTTACAACAGTTTGAATCAAAGGATATTAGCTTTGATAACTTACAAAAAGGTAAAACAGAATTGGATTTTACATTCCCAATCTGCAAAAAGCACATTACTTTTAAATTCTTGACTCATGGTGACGAAAAACTCATCGAGCAAGACATTAAAGGATATAATAAGATGAGAGCATTACATGGAGTTGATCCACAACTATCAACTAGATTAAAGCATCTCATTACTTCTGTTGAAGGAGAAAGAGACACTGCAGCAATTAATAAGTTTGTAGACAATCTTCTATCAAGAGACTCATTGGCTTTGAGAAACTATCTCAAAGAAATCACACCAGATATTGATTTAACATTTAACTTTAGCTGCAACAACTGTGATTATACCAATGAGAAGATGTTGTTGCCGCTTGACGTCTCCTTTTTTTGGCCTGGGGCCTAACTATAGGCCCGTTCTGTATGATCAGATCTTTGATCTGATGTACTACGGTAAATTTGGTTTAACCTTTACCGAAGTATATGGAATGCCAGTATTCCTACGCAACTACTACTACAGAAAATTAGCAGATATTCGTAGAAGAGAAAACGAGGAGTACGAGAAAGAATCAAAAAAAGCAAAGAGATAGGCCGATAAAACATCGGCCTTTTTCATTTTTAAAACTATTTATAAAAAAACGAGATGAAAAGGAGTGATCTACGTCAAGTAATAAAAGAAGAATACGACAATCTTATGTTAGAAGGAATTTTAAGTTGGATGGTAGACAAGGTTGCAAATGCTGCAAAGTGGTATGCCGATAAAAAAGCTCAGTATAATTACGAAGCACTAATGAGTAGTAAAGAGTTTAGATCACTTGCCAAGAATTACGGTATGGATGAGGATAAGTTTGTTGCAAAAGCAAAGCAGCTAGTAAAAGATAATCCAAAAAGATTTATTGAGCTACTTGACTTCGATGTCAGCAAGTCCAAGTATCGCAAATTTATGAAATAATAAATGGCAGAATTGGGACCAGAAGGTTTGGATGATTTCCAAGATCGCATAGACGAGCTTGGTGATTACCTATTTACTACGCTTACAAATAGTGTTGAAGCAGCTGCTCAATCTGCAAATCTTAGTGCTTTTAGCAAAAACCTCACAGTTGAATTATCAAAGGGGTTATTAAACGTACAAGTTGATAAAATACTTACCGATAAGCTTTTAAAGGACACCAAAGTACAAAAGGTGATGGCCGACGTTCAAAAGAAATTTGAAGACGGTGTAAGTAAAATAAACTTTAAAGTAAACAATATACAGCTACCAACAGAACCACTTTTTGTAGATATAAAAGCAAACAACTTTGATACAACAGGTCTCGCAAAAGCATTACAAGTACCGGTAGTATTTAATTATGAAAAACTTTTATTACCTAAAGCAGAATCGGTTGAAGTACCGGTTGAATTTTTATATGACAAGTTTCAATTACCAAAAACATCACGAGTACTAGTAAATGTAAAATATGCTTACGAGAAGTTCATACAGCCAAAAGCCAGTGATCTAGAAGTATCTGTCTCTTATTTGTATGACAAATTCACACTACCCAAATCACAAAAGATAGGTGTACCGGTTGAGTATGAATATGAAAAGCTAGCGTTACCTAGAGTAACTGGAATTACCATACCGGTAGGATTTAATTATGATAAATTTGCATTACCTAAAGCTCAATCGCTTGATGTGTTTGTAGATTATGTATATGATAAGTTTATTTTACCAAAGGCTACACCAGTAAGTGTACAAGTTAAGTATGCTTATGAAAAGTTCATACTACCTAAAGTAAACGACTTATCTGTATCAGTAAAGTACTTGTATGATAAGTTTGCATTACCTAAAATAAATAATATACAGGTGCCTGTGAGCTTTGCGTATGATGATTTGAGTTTACCAAAAGAAAGTTTAGACGTTCCAGTCCACTACAAATATGATAAGTTAGTACTACCAAAATCTTCACCAATAAATGTATTGGTTGGATATGTGTATGATAAGTTTACTATACCAAAACCAACTACTGTTAATGTACCGGTTAAGTATAGTTACGATAAATTTACTTTACCTATCAATAAAAGCATTAATGTAGCCGTAGAGTATGTTTACAGTAAGCTATCATTACCAAAATCTTCAATCACAGTACCTGTAGATTACCAATATGAATCCTTTAAATTACCAAAGGATCAAGTAATAGACGTATTTGTTGATTTTATATATACTAAGTTTGAATTACCAAAAGTAAACCCAGTCAACGTTGCAGTCAAATATGCATATGATAAATTTGTACAACCACTAGTAAGCGATATATCAGTTAGTGTCAAGTATGTATATGACAAGTTTACCTTACCTAAGATAAGTAACGTAGTTATACCAGTTGTGTATGATTATGACGATCTTATTATACCAAAAAGTCAAGTTGTCGATGTTTTTGTTGACTATGTTTACACTAAGTTCGAGTTACCAAAAGCTCAACAAATCAATATACCGGTAGCATTTAATTATGCTAAGTTTACATTACCGAAAGCCGGGTCAATTGATGTAGCAGTTGAGTACATATACGATAAGTTCCAGCTACCAAAGGCTATACCAATTAAAGTACCTGTAAGCTTTATATATGACAAATTTGCTTTACCAAAAGCAAGTATGATTACAGTGCCTGTTAGCTATGATTATGAAGACTACACACAACCAGAAGTCGAAGATGTATCTGTATCAGTAAGTTACGATTACGATAAGCTTATTTTGCCTAAATCGCAGGTAGTAGATGTGTTTGTTGATTTTGTATATAGCAAACTTCAATTGCCGAAAGCAAGTAAAATACAAGTACCTGTAGAATACAAATATCAAAAACCTGTAGAGCAAAAGAAGCAACAGCTCACAGTGCAGGTTAAATATAGCTATGATAAATTTATTGCACCGGTAGTTAAGGCTATTACAGTTCCAGTAAAGTATTTGTATGATAAGTTTCAATTACCTAAGGTTGGTAACTTGACTGTGAATGTACAACCGATAACAACAGAGTTAGATGCATTATCAGATGTTGGATTAACTGCAAAAGTGACTGAATTCGACACTAATTTAATTCAGCAAACGATACAAAGCTTAGATCCAATAAACATAAATGCTACAACTGCACCACTTAGCTCATTTGCTACACTAACAACGACCGTATCTGATGCAGGCAATGCAGCTGCCTCGTTAGTAAATTTAATTGATCAAGCTAATAAGAAAGCGGCGATAACTGTTGATCTATATAATAAAATAAAAGATGCAGCAGATCAATTAGTAGCAGCTAAAAAGATGGAAAGAGATAGCGCAGATGCTATCATAAAGTCATTACAAAGCAAATTAAAGCTACCAACAACAAAGTTAAGCGCTAAAGTAACAGATGTTAATACATCAAAGATTGACAAAGCACTAGAATCATACAAACCAGCACAACTCAGTGCAATTATGAACTTAGAGTCATCTAGTGTTGATAAATTACAAAACATGGCTCCAGCACAAGTGCCAGTAACGGTAACAGATGTTGGAACAATAACAACAGCAATAAAAGATGCAATACTTGAAGCCGCTAACAGTGTGAGCGAGATGTTCTCAGGTATTGAATCTGGTTTTGGTGATGCACTCGCTAAAGGATTTAATAAAGGTAAGAATAAAATAAAAGGTGCAACTTTACTCGATACCATTACTGCAGAAATAAAGAGCTACGAAAAGGCGCAAGATGATGCAGCTCTGAAAGGTAAGATACTCACCTTAATGGCAGATAAAACAGTATCATCTGAAAGAGCGGCATTAATGATTGCGTTAGACGCTCAAAAACAAAAGTTGGAATCATTAGCTACGCAACAAAAAGCATTACTTACTGAGTTAAACATTGCTAAAGCAGAGGCGAATAGAGCTAGTAATTTAGAAGAAGTTGCAAAGTTACAAGAAGAAATACTACAAGCACAAAGTGACTTAACAGGATACAAAAATGAAATAGCTTTATTAAATATTAAGGGAAAGAAGCTTGATGATATGATATCTTCTCAAGAAAGTCTAACTGCTGCAGCTGCAGAAGAGAAGAGAATTAAAGAAAAGATATCTGAAATATATGAAAAGCATTTTGATATAATAAATGAAATTAAGTCTGTAAGTGCGCAGGTTAAAGATGTATTTAAGAGTCAAGAATTAGCATTAGCTACGTTGGCTGGAAGTGCAGCTGTACTTGGACATCGTTTGACTTACTCCATGCATGATTTTAAAAGTATTGGCATGGACGCGGCAACGGCGGTACAAGCAAGCTTCAACTCACTGTCAATAAAATCCATAATGGGATTGAGTGATACAGTTGGCGTAACCAAACAATTAGTATCTGAGTTTGGATCATTAAATACACTAACAACAAGCCAAGTAGATGCAGTTGGTCAACTTGCACATAATAATGGAATGGCCGGTGAAGAAGCAGCAAGCATGGTTATGGCTATGTCTCGCATGCCAGGTATGACAAAGGAGATGGCTTCTAATAGTGAGGAGATGTTTAAGCAGATTGGTAAAACAAAAGGCGTTATACCAGCTCAAATTATGAAAGAAGTTGCTAAGAATTCTAGTCTAATGGCAACTTACAGTAGAGGTGGTGCTAAAGGATTTATAGAAGCAGCTGCATCTGCTAAGAAGATGGGTGTGGAGTTAGGTAACATGCTTGGAGCAGCTCGTAAAACATTAGACTTTGAATCAAGCATCAATGCTGAAATGGAAGCATCTGCCTTGTTAGGTAGAAGCATGAATTTTGATTCACTTAGGCGAGCAGCTTTATCTGGCGACGCAAATGCTATACTGAGAGAGCAAACAAGACTTATCCAACAAGCAGGTGGGTTAGACAGGATGAATGTCCTACAAAAGGAGAAGCTTGCTGAAGCAATGGGAATGTCTGTTGATGAGATGGTTAAGATGAGTGAGCAAGCTAAATATCAAGAAGAGCATTTTGGTGAGCAAGCAAGTATATGGGCAAAAATCACAGGATACACAGCTAAGTACACAGAAGGACTAATAAATGGCTTTACACAAATAGCACCACTAGCAACAGGACTTGCGAGTATAATGAGTCTTTTAAATGCGAAGTCTTTACCAGGCATGGTTAAGAGTGTTTGGACTATGGTTAAAGGTTTGACAGCTGGTGTGTTTCAAGCAGGTTTACTATTGCTTAAATTTATAGCAATTGGTGCTTTAAAACTGTTTAAAGCAGATACGTGGACAGGAATGGCTAAAGGTATACGTGGAGCGGTAGACGCAACTAAGGGATTTACATTTCAAGGAGCTATCAAAGGACTGACAACAGTAAAAGATAGATTGAAGGAACTTGTAATGAGCGCATCTTCAGATAAAGTTAAAGAAGCCCTTAGTGGAGGAGGTGTTAGTGGACCATCGTTTGCAGATAAGCGCAAGATGGTGTTAGAAAGGCGGAGAGCAGGTGGAGGATTGTCACCAGCAACGCCACCATCACCACCGACGGGAGGTGTAGGTCCAACAGACCAAGCAGATAAAATTAGTAAAATAAACGCAGCCTCATTGTTGAAGGGAGCAGCAGCAATGCTAGTTGCAGCTGCAGCAATTTATGTTTTTGCAAAGGCAGTACAAGAATTAGATAAAGTAAAAAATTGGAAAACAGTTGCTATTGGATTAGGTTTATTTGCAGGAGCAATGGCTATAACAGCGTTAATATTATCAAAAGCAGGACCAGGAATTGCAATAGCAAGCTTGGCATTAATACCATTTGGTTTAGCTTTAATGATGTTTGCTAAAGCTATTAGTATAGCAGCACCAGCAATAGCAATGTTGGGAGCAGCATTTGGATCCTTTGTAACGATTGTTAGTAAAAATATAGGTGGATTTATTGCTGTTGCTTTGGGGTTACCATTACTAGCAGCTGGGATTACTATGTTAGGTATAGCATCAATATTTGCATTACCAGCAGCAGGAGCGCTTACCATACTTGGAATTGGTATAGCAGCTTTTGGTAAGTTGGCTGGAGTAGCCGCTCCAGGTATAGTTGCAGTCGCGACTTCATTAGCAGTTATATCAAAAGTTAATTCAAGTAATTTCAAGAATGTTGGTGACGGCTTATTCCATATAGCAAAAGGATTAGGAGCAATAGCTTTTACTGGATTGGCTGCAGTACCAGTACTGACAGCGTTATCTAAACTCAACATGGTAGCACCACAAGCACCACAAACACCAATAGCAAAGGCAGCGCCAGTTGGTGCAAAAACAACACAACCTGCAGTGCAAGCAATGGCCCCAGCACCAGCAGCTGCTGTTGGACCTGCAGTTGGATCGCAAGCCACAACAAGTGCAACAAAATCAGCTAAAGAATCAAGTCAAGATATATCTATATTAGTAGGGAAGTTAACTGAGCTTATATCTGTCTTGAAGGCAGGTGGAACGATAAACGTTGATGGTAAAAAACTTGCTAGTATTGTACTAAGTAATATTCGTGGACTTATATACACCGACTAATGGCTAAGCTGTTTGCAAATAAATTTAATTTAGATACATTAGCATCTCCACAAAAACCTGTGGAAACTGTTAATCAAGGGCAAGCTATCTTAAAGCAACCAACACTACTTGCACAACAAAAACAAGGTAATCCTAAAATAGATCCTTTTGGAAAGACAATTAATCTAAAGGATAGATTTAGACAATATACGGAGATATCATCAACTTCACATCTACCTGAGTACGTTTTATCTGACAAGAATACAGGATACTTAGATAGATTGCTTGGTAATCAAAGAGCAGGAGGACGCTTTACAGATCAAGCAACAGCATTAAGAGTATTAGAGAATGCTGCAGTTATAAGAAACATAAATAAGCAGTATGCACAAGAAGCAGTGTCTCAAGGCACAGCTAGCATCACTAAGTTTCCATTTATATCCCAACTTGGTAGAGAAGAAAGAGCAATCAAACTAACAAACGTAAGAGACTTTCAAGCAAGCAAGTTAACAATACCAGCAATTCAAATTACAAAGGTTGTTGCAGGAGATAGAATATTTAATCCAAACATACTCATACAAAAAATAAGATATGATGAGGTGTCTGTTTTTAACAATAACCTTATACTAGGTGTGACTGTTATACCAACTTTTACACCAGCATTACCAAAAACTGATTTAATTGTAAATCCAAAAATAAACGTAAAGCTTACTAGTAGTGAGAGTTTTATAATTGATCCTAAACTCAACATAAAACCTTTAGAGCAAATACCATTAGAGCGCAAAAGACTACGTGAGATAACAAAAATAATTAGCATAAAAGATGAGTTCTTAACATTTCCAAAGTTTAATCCACAAGAGCAAAAAACAATTAACTTTAAAGCTCAAGCAGATGGCATAAACATTGTCAAAGTTAAACCAATATTACAACCATTAACTCGTCATGGATCAGTAAGCGTAGAGCCTTTAAGAACAATAGCTGATGAGTTTATAGTTATACCAAAACAAGATTTTCCATTAACAGAAACTAAGAGGGAATCCGAGCAATCAACAAAAGTGACTCCAAGACCCATGGGTAGTATCGAAAACCCAGAAGCTAGACATGGATCTACAAATAGAGGGCAAGTACAATATATAACTGATGAGTTCATACAAGATTCTTTACAGTATACAAGTGCAACATCACCTATAATACCAATAGGTCTTGATGAATTGCTTATTAATCCAATATTAAATGCCTTGTATGTATCTACATTAAATTCAAACACCTCCGTAGGTACTAGTATGGGTGTACAAGATGTATCAGCATATTATTCCGTACCACCAACATTTCCATACAATTCTGTTGAAGGAGGTAATGTGGCAACAAACGAAGTTAGACCACTTTTTACAAAATATGGAAATGTATATGATGATGGCAAATCATATACACAAGCAACTGCACAATCAACAAGTCCACTAAAAAAAGCTGGTGATAATTCAACAAACGGTAGACTTGAAATAGAAAACAGCAATCAAGCCGTCCTTCAGTCATATTCACCAAGTCAACCAGTTATACCAATTGATGCAGCAAGCAGATGGTCAAGTATAAATGGAACCGGTCAAACAAACATACCGGGTGATTACAAAACACTGACATACGCAGATATAGCTGCTAGAAGGACAAGTTCTACTAGAGCAACTACGGACTTTACACTAACAACAGGGGACACAATACAACCATGGAGAGTTAGATTGGGAATGCCAGATGATGGATCAGGAGATACATTAAATAAAAGTACAACTGCTACTGCAACTGACCTAGTTAAATTAAAAATTGGACAATTACAATTTAGAGCATATATAACTAATTTTAGTGATAGTTATTCGCCATCTTACACAGACGTTAACTATATAGGTAGACCAGATACATTAAAGGTGTATAAAAATTCAACAAGATCAATAAGCTTAGGATTCAAAGTTGCAGCATTTAGCGATAAGGATCTAAAAGGAATGTATCAAAAGTTGGAAAGCTTAGTAAAAACCGGTATAATGGCAACACCAGTAGCAGCATACGCAAAAGGTCCAATGTTAAGACTAACTATTGGTAGTTGGATAACAAATGCACCAATCGTCTTATCATCTCTTAAATATGACACAAACCCGTCCGAGTATACATGGGATATAACGCACGAAGTACCACACATAGTAGATGTATCATTAGATTGTGTTGTATTAGCTTCTAATGATGCTGCAACACCATTCTTAACAACCGGAACTTATATAACATACGGAGCATGAGTAGTAGATACGACTATACAATAATAGAAAAAAATAAGGATGGTAAAGTAGTTACTAATAGTTTAACACTACCATATATTCAGCCAGGAGATACTGATGTCTATGTTATTAGTAATATAACAGATCGATTAGATACATTGTCTTACAAATACTACCAAACACCAAAGTATTGGTGGGTATTAGCTTTGGTTAATCAATTAGGTGCAGGAACAATGGCAGTTCCAGTTGGAACACAATTAAGAATACCAGCAGATATTGGAGCTATATTGCAACAAGTCGAGCAAGTAAATAAATAAATATGTCTATTTCGTTTGGAGGTAAAGCAGTAACACCTGCTACAATAAGTGAATTAAATGCTAGAGGGAATGTTAATGCATTCAATAAGTGGTTTGCATCACGAAGCGTTTGGGTAAAATTAGTATCACGTAGTACTGGTTGTAGTGATCCAAAATTAAAGACAATGTCTAGTTTGGATAGATTTATACCATACGAGTCTGGATACACAGGAGGCAGACCATATCCAATTATAACAGGTGTTAGAGTAGCATCAGCAGGTAGTTTAGGTACAATCAGAGAGGCAACAATTAACATGATTGCCTTTACACCTGATCAATTAGATCAATTAGAATCTTGCTACTTGATACCACAGATGAGTGTTATGGTGCTATTTGGTTGGACTGTTGGTGCAACAGACTCCTTAACAGCCGCAGCAATTAATGTCAGTGGAGTTAGTGACTCTGAAGTTACTTGTGCTATAAAAAAAGCATGGCCGTTGGCTGATGGTGTACAAGGACGCGTTGCTAAATACGATGTATCTTTTAATAAAGAAGGTATGTGGTGGGACATCACAATAAAGATTGTAGGAGCCTCTAATGCAGTGATGACATTACCAGCAGAAGATTTTACATCGACGTGTGAATGTGATACTGTATCGACACCAGCAGGTGCATCTGGAGATGATAAAGCAGGTGAAGCCAAGACAACGGAAGTGTCAGGCTTTAAGATGATATTGACTAACTTAGCTGATTATGCTTTTAAGCAGAATAGTGATTCTATAAAAGCATATTCTAGACAGTTTGGAGCAGAAAAAGGTACATACTATGCAATGCTGACAAATAAGAATCGATGGAAAACAACACTATATGAAGACATAACTGGATACATTCCATTTTTTGAAGAGACAACAAAATTCTTAGGTGTTGGTGGGTATACGAGTATGGAATCGTATATATCAATTGATGCACTATTAAAGGCTCTTGAAAAAAGAAGCCTATCAAAAGACGCATCTGGTAATCCAATATATGGTAAATTTGATAATACTAAAGGCGGAGCAATGTCACTACCACCAAGCAGGTTTTTAAAAAGCTCCAATCCACACAAAGCAATATTTCCTACTGAAATTTATGAAGGATTAGATGCACCATCGTGTATAGAAAATGGTAAATGTTACGTTGGTGGAATATTAGTTAATGTGATCTTTGCATATGAGTGTTTGAAAGATTGTGGTAAAAACGCTACAATACAAGATTTCATGTCAAGAATTTTACAAGGTGTTAACGATGCATCAGGTAATTTATGGGAATTAACAATAATAGATAATGGAGCAGGCTGCGAACGACCAATATTCTCAATAATTGACCTACAGTCTGTTGAAAAAGTTGATGCAACACTTATTAAGATAGATCCAAAAACAGCAATTGTTAGAGAAGTTAATTTAGCTTTAAAAATGACAGATGCAATGCAATCACAAGCATTGTATGGTGGTACAAGAAGTCAGACAACCGATCAAGCATGTAGTAATACTAGGTGGGGAAAGCTTTTAAAAGACTTTAAAAATGAAGCTGATCCAAATGGTGTTGGTCAACCAGAACCACCTCCTTGTGAACAAAATGCATCATTGGGTTGTAAGGATGTAGCACCATACGCTGGTGGATATAAGCAGTTTGAGAAAAAGCTTCTGGAAATGAGAAAAGAAACAGGTAATGAAGATCTAAAAGAATCTTGTTATACAGAGCAAGTCAGAATGAATAATGAGGTTAGTAGGAACTCCAAAACACCGCAGCAATGTGCAAATGTTATGCTACCTTATGAGTTTTCTTTTTCAGTTGATGGCATTGGTGGTTTTGAATTCGGACAAATGGTAACATCTAATATACTACCTAAGGTGTCACAAAAATATTATGTATATCAAGTGTCGTCTGTTGAACATGATTTAACTCATGGTGATTGGAAGACAACAATAAAAACAATACCAAGATATAAATAATGGCTAAGTTAGAGAAAATACCATATGGCTCGGTAAAGACAACTAAACCAACAAAATACCTTTACACTAAGGGTGGAGAATATAGCTTAGATGGTAAAAATTATATTGGAGAGTATCACCTTAGTAGCGATGTTCCAAAGACTGGACCAATACCAGATCCATCATCTAAATTACTCCGTAAGTATTACAAAGATCCACTGCTATATCAATATGACAGAGCTCGTGAGTTTGAAGAAAGAATACGTATAGAACCAAATCAAGTAGTGTTTTTTCCAAAAGATAGTGACTACCAAGTAGGTTATGCACTACGTTATTTTGTAGAAAGATCTGCAGGCTACGATGGATATCCAATAGAAATAGACAGAGACCAATACATAGAGTATGGTAAATCTGGTGGTATTGATGAAGCTGCATATAATTTAGTAACTATTAAATGGAAACTAACAGGAGCAGAACGAAACATCTTTAAAGATGGTCAATTGTTAATCAAAGGTATATTTGAATCAAATCAAGAGGAAGTGTATAAGAACACAAGAGTTATACCAACACTCCCCGCAGCAATAAAAAACTTTACAGAGTTTGCTAGAATAACATTAAAGTAGTATATTGTAATCAATGTATATTGATAGTTACAAAGAGTTAGAGCAATATAAGTTGTCTGTTAAGGATAACGCTGTTTTTATTATACCTCTTTTACAAGATACGAGACTCCATTATACCAAAAATGACATAGTTGCATTGTATGCTTATTGTGACTCACAAGAATATGTTTTTCCGTATAAGCATCCTGAATCTGTATACCACGATTATAAATTACAAGATGTACTATGTGGTGGTGCAGTATATATGCTGGATAGTATGCTTTTAAAGTATTTACATATTAAGACACAAGTTAATGATTTAGAAACAGTTCATTATCTTAACACAACATCGGAGCTGGAGTATGAAGATCCAATAACTCAGTTTCACTATAGAAGATTGTTTAATAACTTTACTAAGCTAGGCTATCTACAATCATTAAGCTGCTTTGTAGACTATGCAAGAGATGTAGTAAACAATGCTTGTACATCAGATAATGCAGGAGGCTGGTTTTACAGCAATGTTTTATTTGATGTGTTCTATAAAATAGAGTCAAGTGGATTGCAAGTTGACAAAGAGTATTTTACGTCCCAGTACGGTATAACATCTAACCTAGTAGATAATAAAATTTACACCAAATATAACTTCTTTACCTCGACAGGAAGACCTAGTAATAGGTTTGGAGGTATAAACTTTGCAGCATTAAACAAGAATGACGATACACGCAAATGTTTCATATCACGGTATCAAGATGGTAAATTGGTTGAGATGGACTTCAAGGCATATCATCCACACATTATTGCTTGGTTGTGTGATTATGATTTTGGATCAGAAGATGTATATGAGCACTTAGCAAAATACTATAATGAGACGGATACACCAACAGAGCAGCAAATAAAGGACGCTAAGGAAGCGACATTTAATCAGCTTTATGGAGGCATAAATAAAAAATATCTACACATCGACTTCTTTAAAAGAGCAAAAGAATTTGCAACAAAACTATATAATGACTACCATAACGATGGTTATGTTGTATCAATTGTATCAGGTAGAAAGCTCTTTGCTGAAGATATGAATGCTGCAAAGTTGTTCAACTACTATATTCAGATGTTAGAGACAGAGCTTAATGGTGTCTTTCTACAAAAGCTATTTAAAGAGCTAGATTTTGAAAAATGTGTGCCTGTATTATACACTTATGATGCTATTTTATTTGATAGTCAAGCATCCTACATAACTGAATTACTACAAAAAATAAATTGTAATTTATTGCATGGATTTCCTATTACAGCAAAAGTTGGAGATAATTATAAGGAGATGAGCAGTATATGAAGACACAACTACTTTGTACATTTACCAACGTTGATAACGTTTTCAATACAATAAAAGTTATAAACAAAACATACGCAGAAGAGGTTTCGGATGTTGCCGTCTTTTCTTACGCCAATGCACCAGTAAACATTGTGTGCATATATAATGTGGTAGACAAAACTAAGAGACTAAAAGACACGATTAGCATAAACAAGAAAAAAGAAACAAACACATACTATAGCATTAACGCATTGAATGCTTTAATAATGGCATTAAATGGCGGTATGTTGGATAAGACATACAGAGTAAACTGGTCCGATTACACCAATTCAATTTTATTATCGAACGGACCCTCAGGATATAGGCACATAGAATTACAACTTGTAGATTCTTTTAAGTAATCGTTGCCAAATCCCTTTTTTCTTATTATATTTGTTTTATTAACAATTAAAATTTATATAACATGAGCATTAACATCGATCAGATCAAGCAGAGACTTAAGCAGATCCAAACAACGGCTAGTTCAGGAAATTCAAACAGTGATGTAATCTGGAAACCACCAGTAGGTAAGAGTCAAGTACGTATTGTACCATACGCACATGACAAGTCAAATCCTTTTATTGAACTTTACTTTCATTTCGAAGTAGGTAAAAAAACAATGCTATCACCACATAGCTTTGGTAGACCAGATCCAATTATGGAGTTTGCCGAAAAACTAAAGAAATCCGGTAATAAGGATGACTGGCGTTTAGGTAAAAAGATTGAACCTAAGTTTCGTATTTATGTACCTGTTGTTGTTCGTGGACAAGAATCAGAAGGTGTAAAGTTTTGGAGCTTTGGTAAGCAAATTTATCAAGAGCTACTTGGCTACATTGCAGATCCTGACTACGGCGATATCACAGATTTAATGAACGGACGTGATGTGACTATTGAGCACATTGCTGCTGAGAAAGAAGGTGCTTTCCCAACTTATACAGTTAGGATTAAGCCAACAGCAACACCAGCAACTACCGATAAGGCAGTCGCCGAGTTGATTGTAAATGGACAGAAGAATATTAACGATATCGTTAAAGAGCCATCATACGAAGATATGACTAAGGTACTTGAAGAGTGGTTGAATCCAGGCTCTGAGCAAGCTGCTCCAAAGGCTGGTCCTATTAAAGGTGCAACTACTGCTAAGAAGGTAGATGATATCTCTGATGCATTCAGCGAACTCTTTAATAGCTAAGATTTATGGCTAAGGGTACGAAAAAAGTTACACCAGCTAACGGAGATCCGTTAGGTGATAGAGATGAACTTGCATCAGTTTTGGCCGACAGTTTGAACAAGAAGTTCAAAGACATGAAGGCAGCGTACTTTCTAGGCGAGGATGATGCTCCAACCGATCTAACAGAGTGGGTTTCTACGGGATCCACTCTGCTAGACTTGGCAATATCCAATAGACCAAATGGTGGATTACCAGTTGGCAGGATTTGTGAGTTTACAGGTTTGGAAGCATCAGGTAAGAGTCTTATTATGGCTCACGTCCTTGCCAACACTCAAAAGAAGGGTGGCCTTGCAGTATACATTGATACCGAGAATGCTTTGTCAGAAGAATTTCTGAGAGCCGTAGGTGTCAATGTTACTGACATGCTCTACTTACCTCTTGACACAATTGAAGATATCTTTGAAGCTATTGAGAATATTATTGAAACTGTACGCAAGTCATCAAAAGACAGACTTGTTACGATTGTAGTAGATTCAGTAGCAGCAGCAACAACTAAGATCGAACAGGAAGCTGATTTTGATAAAGATGGTTGGGCAACTGCAAAGGCTATTATTATGTCAAAAGCTTTGCGTAAAGTTACTGGTATGATTGGTAAGCAGAGGATCCTACTTTGCTTTACTAACCAGCTCAGAGAAAAGCTTGGGGTAATGTTTGGAGATAAGTACACAACATCAGGTGGTAAGGCATTACCATTCCACGCAAGTTGTAGAGTGCGTTTGAAAGGGTTGGATAAGCTTAAAAACAAGCAAGGTACTGTTGAACAAATTATTGGTGTTCGGACAGAAGCGCAAGTTGTTAAGAATAGGATGGGTCCTCCTTTCAAGAAGGCTAACTTTGACATATACTTTGAATCAGGTATCGATGATGTCAATAGTTGGTTACAAATACTAAAAGACTATGAGGTAATCAAACAATCTGGTTCGTGGTACGAATTTACTAATGAAGAAACCGGTGAACATTATAAATTCCAAGGTAAGGATTGGAGAGCTATGATTGCTGATGATGAAAGCCTCAAGGACTATTGCTATAAAAAAATCTGTGATGTAGTAATTATGAAGTATAGAGCAGAAGATGTTATCGACCCAGATCAGTTGATTTTGGATAATGAAATAAACGAAGAATGAACTCAAGATATCTCAATATATTAAAAGAGATTAAGAATAGAGCAAGTGAAGTCGAAGATACAAACAAGAATAGCAGAGTACTAATAGTTGATGGTCTAAACACGTTTATTCGTTCATATGCTGCAAGTCCAGTTATGAATGAAGACGGAGAACACGTAGGAGGAATCTCAGGGTTCCTCCTATCTGTTGGCCACGCTATAAAAGCTATAAACCCAACAAGGCTTGTTATTGTATTTGACGGCAAGAACGGATCTTCTAGAAGAAGACAAATCTATTCTGAATACAAGGCACATAGGAACTTTAAAGTAAGACTCAATAGAGCTGTTACGGTTGATAAGCAGGACAATCAAATGGAACAGTTACTAAGATTGCGTGACTACCTAGGTGTACTGCCACTAACAATTACAGTCTGTGATAACACAGAAGCAGATGATGTAGTTGCTTATATGGTAAATGACTCTTTTGTAGAATCACAATGCTTTATAATGTCATCAGATAAAGACTTTTTACAGCTAATAACTGACAGAATCCATGTTTGGAGTCCAACTAAAAAGAAGCTGTACTACGTAGATGATGTGTTTGAAGAGTTTGGTGTGTATCCAACCAACTTTGCACTGTACAAAGCAATCATTGGTGATCCTTCAGATAACATACCTGGTATAGATGGTGTAGGTGCAAAAACGCTACTGAAGAGATATCCTCTTGTACAACAGCAAGAGAAACTTACAGTTGAAGTGTTTATGGATTATATAGCTAATCTAAACGATAAAACAAAAACACTACAGACAGTGAAGGACTCAAAAGAGTTGATCGAACGTAATATGCAACTAGTTCAGCTTAGTGAATCTAATATGTCAGTAACAAATAAGTTAAAAGTACAGAGTTTACTTTCACAACCTATACAAAGACTATCTAAACCTACGTTTCATAAAATGCTGATTGAAGATAAAATGACAACGGCTATAAAAAATGTAGATTTTTGGCTAAAAGAAGTTGCACAAAAATTAGATATGTTTGCTTTGCAAGATTGATATTTTTTAGTATATTAAAGTTATGCAAGATACATTACAATTCTATGGAAATGCCTTTCAACAAAAGGTAATAGCAGTCTTAATGACTGATAAGCTCTTCTTGCAGCAGGTTCACGATATTATTGATCCTAAGTACTTTTCATCAGACTCAAGTCAATGGATAGTTAAACAAATACTTAGTTATTTCCACGACTACAAATCCCAACCCACACTCGATGTACTAAAAATACAAATTGACAGTATAGATGTTGATATATTAAAAACATCTGTAATAGAGACGCTCAAAGATGCCATTAAGTTTCACGAGAGTCCTGATATACAGTTTGTAAAAGATAAGCTCCTTGACTTCTGCAAAAATCAAAAGCTTAAGAACGCAATTCTTGGTTCCGTTGATTTGCTTAAGAATGGTGAATACGATGCTATCAAGAATATAATCGATGAAGCTATGAAGGCTGGAGGCGATCGTAATGTTGGTCACAATTATATTGAGGATGTAGCATTGCGATTTGTAGAGAATCAAAGAAACACTCTACCAACACCTTGGGATGTATTGAATGATATTATGGATGGTGGATTAGGTAAAGGTGAATTGGGAGTATTCGTTGCACCAGCTGGGATTGGTAAATCAATGGCACTTGTGAATGTAGCTGCAGATGCTGTGAAGAAAGGTAAAACTGTTATCTACTATACTTGTGAGTTAAATGAAAACTATGTTGCAGCTAGATTTGATAGTTATTATACTGGCATACCATCACAAGACTTAAAATACCATCAGGAAGAGGTTGAAGCAAAGTTAAAAGGTGTTAAAGGTCAACTTATTGTTAAATACTTTCCAACCAAGACAGCTTCGGTGACTATGCTAACTGCACACATAGAAAAGTGTATGATGCAAGGCATTAAACCGGATATGGTTGTTATTGATTACGCTGACTTATTAAGAGACACAAGAGGTGGCAAAGGGCAAGTCAGAAACGATATAATGCTCGGTAACATTTACGAGGATATTAGAGGACTAGCGGGTGTATATCAGGTACCAATCTATACGGCATCTCAAGCAAATAGATCAGCACTTGAAGAGGATATTATTGAGGCGGACAAGATTGCAGAGTCTTATGCAAAGATAATGGTTGCAGACTTCGTTGTATCACTATCTCGTAAGGTAACTGATAAGATATCAGGTACAGGTAGATGGCACATTATTAAGAATCGCTTTGGACCTGATGGTATAACATTCCCAAGTAAGATGAATATGTCCATATGTCAGATTCAAATCTTTGGAGAAAATACAGTTGGTGGTCAAGAAGCAAAGAAAACAATGATGAGTGGGGATGAAGTATTGCGCAAAACTTTAGCATCAAAATTTTCTGAATTAACCGGGAAAATTTAATCTGAAACACTATTTATAGCTACAAGAACGTAGTTTTAACAACTAAAAACACATAATTTATATGACAAAATCGAATCAAATTTTGAGTGAGATCACTATCTTCCTTAAGTATGCAAAGTTCCTACCTGAACTCAATAGAAGAGAAACATGGGAAGAGTTGGTTGACAGAAATAAAGACATGCACATTAAAAAATACCCTAAACTCAAAAAAGAGATTCAGGAGGCATATGAGTTTGTGTATGATAAAAAAGTTTTACCATCAATGAGAAGCTTGCAGTTTGCTGGTAAGCCTATTGAAATCTCACCAAACAGAATTTACAATTGTGCTTACTTACCAATTGACGATTGGAGAGCATTTGGTGAAACTATGTTCTTGTTATTAGGTGGAACAGGAGTTGGTTTTTCAGTACAAAAGCATCATGTTGAGAGACTACCTGCAGTTCGTAAACCAAACAAAGACAAAGCAAGAAGGTTTTTAGTTGCCGATAGTATTGAGGGATGGGCTGATGCAGTAAAGATGCTTATGAAGAGCTACTTCACCGGTGGTTCCTACTTACAGTATGACTTTTCAGACATTCGTCCTAAAGGAGCTAGGCTTATTACATCAGGTGGTAAAGCACCAGGTCCACAACCACTCAAAGAATGCTTAGTGAAAATTGAAGGAATACTTGAAAACAAAGCCGAAGGTGAGCAGTTACAACCAATTGAAGTTCACGATATTATATGTCACATTGCAGACGCAGTGTTAGCTGGTGGTATACGTAGAGCAGCTTTGATCAGCTTATTCAATGCTGATGATGAGGATATGATTTCTTGTAAAGCCGGTGCTTGGTGGGAACAAAATCCACAAAGAGGTAGAGCTAATAACTCTGCTGTGCTTCTTCGTCACAAAATCACTAAAGAGTTTTTTATGTCTTTGTGGAAGAAGATTGAAGCATCCGGTGCAGGTGAACCAGGATTCGTATTCAGTAATGATAAAGATTGGGGTACTAATCCATGTGCAGAGATTGCCCTACGACCATTTCAATTCTGCAATCTTTGTGAAGTGAATGTCTCAGATGTTCAATCACAAGAGGACTATAATGCTCGTGTAAAAGCAGCATCATTTATTGGTACATTACAGGCAGGCTACACTGATTTCCACTACCTTAGACCAATATGGAAAAGAACAACTGAAAAGGATGCATTGATTGGGGTATCAATGACAGGTATTGGATCAGGTACAGTGTTGAAGTATGATATGAAGGAAGCTGCTAGGATTGTAAAAGCAGAGAATGAGAGAGTTGCAAATGTTATTGGCATTAACGCAGCAGCTAGAGCAACAACAGTAAAACCAGCTGGTACAACGTCATTAGTACTTGGTTGTTCATCAGGTATTCACGCTTGGCATAATGACTACTATATTCGCAGAATGAGAGTTGGTAAGAATGAAGCAATTTATTCTTACTTGGCAATCAATCATCCTGAATTAGTAGAAGATGAGTTCTTTAGACCACACGATACAGCAGTTATTGGTGTACCTCAGAGAGCACCACAAGGAGCTATAATGAGAACTGAGTCACCAATTCAATTACTTGAGAGAGTTAAAAGGGTTGCACAAGAGTGGATCAAGCCTGGTCATAGGTCAGGTGTTAATATGCACAATGTATCAGCAACTGTTAGTATTCGTGAACATGAATGGCCAGCTGTTGGTGAGTGGATGTGGGAGAATCAAGACTCTTACAACGGATTATCGGTACTACCATTCTCAGATCATACTTACAAGCAAGCTCCGTTTGAAGATTGCACAGTTGAAACATATGATAAGTTGTTCGCTTCTTTACATGAAGTAGACTTGTCAGGTGTAGTTGAGATGGCTGATTTTACAGATTTAAAGGGTGAAGCTGCTTGTGCTGGTGGTGCTTGTGAGATTGTGTGATACTTATAAGAAACAAATAATGATAAAGCTGCGTAATATATTAAACGAAGTTGAAGCTTCTAAGTGTCCACAAGCAACACAAGACATTTCGTTAAATTTAAAGAATAGGCAAAAGGCTATAAATGAATTTGGCTACGGTCCATTAAATCCTAATGAAGCTAACGAGAAGTTCTGGAAGGATAAAGCGGTTAAGTGGAAACTAGATTCAGTTGACCAAGCAAAGAAGTCATTATGTGGCAACTGCGCAGCCTTTGATGTCTCAGAAAAGACACTCAATTGTATAGCATTGGGGATTGGTGATGATCAAGGAACAGAAGATCCTTTTGATGTTATAGAAGCTGGCGACCTTGGATATTGTAGATTCTTGAAGTTTAAATGCGCAGCAAGGAGGACTTGTGATGCTTGGGTTGTTGGCGGTCCTATAACCGAAGCAAGCAATGAAAGATAAAATTATTGATTGGATAGTAGCCCTAACAATTCCAAGAGAGGAGTTGTTAGGGTTTTCTATCTGCCCTTACGCAAAACAAGCATATCAGAGTGGTGTATATGATATAATTGAAAGTGATGTCGAAGACATACACAACGCTATACAGCAAGTTGATTTAATTACTAATCAGGTAGTTGTAGTTATCGTAAAAAATTACGATATACATAGTATTGAATTAATGAGGGAGAATACCTTATTGTTAAATGAAATGTATAATCCAAGTGACATAGTTGTGTTAGACAATGATCCAAGAGAGCCTTTTATTGTTAATGGAGTTACAACAACCTTCCCTGGATCCTATTTATGGGTTTTGCAGTCACTAAGTGATCTAAATGCTAAGCATGTAATGTTATCAAAAACCAATTATTATTCTGTTTGGACTAATAAACAACTCGAGGAAGTAGTTACCTGGAGAAAACAAAAATAGAGATATTTATAAGAAACTCTGTAAATATGGTATTATCTTTAATAGCTGTATTATTTTTTTATGTAACTAAATCTGTTGCTGAAGGATTTTATTTTCACGCAAAGGCAAAATCAAAAACACCTTATGAAAAGTACCAGCATTGGGTATTAACTGCAATACGAGTACCTATTTGGGTTCTTTACTACATGGCAACATATAATGAACTATCAACATTAGGTTTAATTCTGATATTTCCATTTATACACGATGGATTATATTACTACACCAGAAACAAACTAAACCCTTTTGTGTACACAGAAGGATTCTTGGATAATCCAAATCCAAAAAGTTCTAATGCAATAATGGACTTTACTTTATTGCAAAGATCGTTGTTCGGATTAGCAGGCTTATTACTAATAATTTTAGGTTTTGTATTATGATAGATTTTGACAAAATAGATATGAGTAAGGATCCACTAAAAGGAGATCATTCATTTACTATGTGGTTTAAAATAATGTGGATGAACTACTACATCCAACTATTTATTATATGTTTGACAGCTATAGGACTTGTACTGAGTAGTGATTTAGATGGCTTAGATTTAACACTTGCCCTCGCAATACCAACAACTTCAGCATTAGTAATAGCCTACAAAGGATTTTATCAATTTTGGGATGACCTTAAAAAAGGTAGATCTCGTTAATATTTATAACATAAATAATGAATCTAGACGATATACTTTTTGAGTGGTCTTACCGATGTCCAAAAGGCTATCCAACTATTGTGGATGGGAAGTTTGTTGATAGGGAGGAAGTACTCCTTATCAACAAATTACTTATGGAAAATGGTTTTGGTCAGTTACCATTACCAAAAACCGAAATAGCACAATCAGCAATAAGTAGTAATAAAACAAATGTAAAGGAAGCATTAGTTATGGTTTTTTATGACTGTATTAGAGCTGATCAAGAATTTGTATCACTTTACGAGAGTTTACAACAGGTTCCAGATCAAATGATAATTGCGGAATTAAAGAAAACGTTAGATAAAAGCAAATCACTAGGTTCAGATTATGGTGATGTTGATGTAGCAAATCTACATAAATACATTCTTGAAGTTATGGGCTCCGATAAGAGAGGGACAAGTGCTGATTTTAAGCTTGTTAATAATGGATTTTCGGCAGCCAACACAATAGCAAATGATACAAAGATATCATCATATATTGGTTCTAAAAAGTATGCAACTAGAGGCAAAGTATTTTCAGCTATTAGAAAGGAGGCGGTAACAGTACATTTACCTAATGTTGGTGTAACTGGTATATTTGAGGATAATTGGTGTCCTGGTGACTTTTATTTAATGGAACAACCGGCTGTACCAAAAGCTGATAACTTGATTGAATACAATTCACACTTTGCTGGCCCAGGATATCCAAATGGTGATATACTAGCAATATCCCTAAAAATGGAGGATGCACAGGCAGGTAAAGGCACAACTTTTATTAAATCTGTATTAAAGCCAAAGGAGATATCAGCGTCAAAGGCACATGCAACGAACACTGATTCAAAACTTGGTAAGCAGTACCTTGAAGCAAAGAGAAGATATTCAAAGAATAGTGAATATCAAACACCAGAACAGTTTTATGATAAAGTTGGTGGATATGCAAAGCTAATACATAATCTTGTTAAAACCAAAAATATAAAAGCCAACGTAACAACATTAGATAAGTTAGCAACTATTAAGGATAAGCAAGAACGTATAAGATTCTTTGCAAAAAATCGTAATAGTGTTTTAGAAAACATGAATAATTGCTTTAAGGCACTTGATCCATCTATGCTTGGTGCTCAACAAACAGCAGCATATGCAAATGGTTTTAAGGAAGCTTATATTAGCTTTGTTAAATATTTAAAAGATATTGGGATTAAGTCCGATAGTCGTAGTGTAGTTGAATTTTTGGACTCTATTAAGAAATCTAAGGGTGCAAAAGCTGAGGGTGGTTTAACAAAGCTACTTATTAAAAAAGCGGACACTTATTCATTGGCTATTGAACTAATAAAGAGTTGGAATGACGAAAATAAAGCAATTGCTAAACCTTTTGCAAGACTCGGAGCCATCGATAACCCACTATTAGCAATTACAATGTTTGCAATTGCACAACATGGTGCAAATCCAAACTTTGCTAAAGTACATGGTAGCGACTCAGCATTAATGGGCACGGCCGAAATATTCCCAGCTAAATCTAAGGTTGATGAGAAGTCAATGATACAGAGTGCTAAAATCAAAGATTCACCAGGTGCAGCTGGCTTTGATGTTGTTTACGATATGAAATTAAATAATATTAACTACTCAACACGCTTAGTATTTAGATTTTCAACAACACAAATACGTGTTGAGGTAGAAGAGCTTGAAATGCAGGGATAATAACCAATAAATATAAAAAACCAATATATTTATATAAAAACATAAAACAAAATGAATAAATTACAATTTCGCAAACTAATCCGTGAAGAGATTGGAAAAGTAATGAAAGAAGTAGGCGGTGCATCAAATACTAACGCTACATACAAAGTTGATATCATTACTTCGGATTTTACACCTGAGAAAGTAGAAGTAATATCGGGAGATCCTATGATGATTGCAAAAGCTCTGAAAAAAAGGGCTCTTAAAGGACTTGAACCTGATGATTTTGATGCAGAGTTTATCAAAGCACACAAGCTTGATAATGACACCTACATTGTTTCAACTGGTGAGGAAACTGCTACTATTGTTGGAAAGCCATCATCTAAATTATATGGACAGTTTTGGTCATTGTTACAAAGTGGTGATATGGCTAGAGCAAAGAAGATGTGGTATCAGATGGATAAGGCATCTTTGAAAGCACAGGAGATAGATGAGACTACGCAAATGAAATAGGAATGAAAAAAATAACACGCAAAGCAAAAACGATAATATTTACATAAAAAGTAAACAAATGAACAAACAAGAATTTAGAAAACTAATCCGCGAAGAGATTAGAAAGGTAATGAAAGAGGCAAAGACAGGTGATCCAGACGCGTGGAAAAAGCCTTTCAAGGACGCTAGGACTGGTAAAATAATCCAAAGAGGTGTGGATTTTGATAAAAATCTCACAGGCGATAATAGTGAAATTGAGTATCTTATTGTAGGTGGTGGTAAAAGTGGGTGGGCATTAAAATCAAAGAAATCATTAAACAAATCAGAACCATTAGCTTGGTCAAATGCAAACGATGCAGCCAAACTCCCAGCAAAAGTGATACTTAGCTCAGATTACGAGGGCGATTGGGAGGAGACAGCCCCAGACACATGGCAGGATGATTTTGAGGCATTACAAAATTATTTGGATAAAAAATATGTAGATGGTAAGGATTTTGGTGTTATGATTGGTATGGGTGATGAACTTTTTAATGCACTATTCATAGTAAACACTACAATCTTACAAGATCAAACTGTGAAAAAGTACATCAAAAAAATAATGAGCTACGGAGGTCTTGAAATAGAAAAAGGTAGACTCTAGGGCTACGAATCCAAGAACAAAAAATATTTACAAAAAGGCTTGCATTTGTGAGCCTTTTTTTGTATCTTTAGGTTATGGCATACAATCCTTTCTATTGGTGGAGACGTAAAACTAAACGCACACTTCTTAAACGCAAAGACGCATTCAAAGGCAAATCATTTCTATTACAACAGATAGAACATGGTGACTATGAGTATAGTGACTACAGTAAACAAGCTAGAGAAGAGCATCCAATCGCAAAGGATAGGATAGAAAAGCTTAGAGCTAAGTTCAAAGGTGGTCCAGATGCTTTTAAAGAAGAAGAAGAAAAGATTCTAAGACTAACACACGTTCGCATCAACAGACTCATGCAAGATCATCATGATGAAGAGGAAAAGATGTTAACAATGCTTAGAGTTTCTTTGCTTAAAGAATTCAAAGAAGATTATTGGAATCAAGCATTGAAAGAAGTTGGCGAAGGTGATATAAAAGACTTATATTATACCTACGAACTATTAGCAAAGCAAAATGGCAAGAGTTAATTCAGGAGTATCACCAGAGCATTTATCTGACCAGCACCTAGTAGCTGAATCTGTTGAGATAACTATGATTGTTGGTAGCCTTAGATTAAATAGGTATGAGGTGAAAGGTGAAATACCCAAACGATACACTCTTGGTAAAGGTCACATTAACTTTTTTAAAGATAAGCTTGTGTACCTACAGAAAAGACTTAATGAAGTTAATAGTGAGATGTTAAGGAGAGGATTCAAGCCAGGTACTAAGCTTGACTTAGATGAATTTCCTGATAAGTACAAGAATGATTGGATACCTAATCTAGAAGACACAATACAGCTGCGAAATAGGATAGCTGATAGATTGCTCAATCCAAGAAGTGGTAAAAAAGACTTGCATAGATACAAAGGTGTTATATTGACTGAGCAGATGCAAGCTTTTAAAGATAATATTTTGAATTCTGAATTATATTACGTATAAAATCCTACACTTTTTACATGGATACGATGCTATTTATAATAAAATACAAATATGAAAAACTATCGTAAAGTGTGGGAAAAGGCTAATGGACCAATTCCAATTGATGAATTAGGACGTAGATATGAGATACATCATTTAGATGGGAACAGAAACAACAACACACTGTCAAACCTAGTTTGTATATCAATACAAGAGCATTACCAACTACATCTAGGTAAAGGTGACTACGCAGCCGCATATAGAATAGCTCAAAGAATGGGAATGAGCTCACAGGTTAAATCAGAACTAGCATCTGCTGCTAACAAGCGTAGACTTGAGGAAAGTACGCACCCTTTTTTAGATCCAGTAGTCCGTAAGAAGGCAGCTGCTAAAGTAGCTAAAAGAATTAAACAAGGTATCCAAGGATTACAAGACCCAGTTATAAATCACAAAGCAGTTCAAGCAAAAAAACAAAAATACACCTCAGCTGATCTAGCGGAGTTTGCAAAAAAAGGGTGGGATAAATGGAAAGAAAAGGGCTTAGAATCAACACAACGAACGTCACAAGGATCTATTGCAGGAGCTAAAAAGACTAAAGGCACTAAGTGGTATCATAAGCCTACAGGAGAACAACTACGAACCACCTCAGATGATCCAAGATTAACTGATGAGTGGATTAAAGGTAGATTTAATGGAAAAGAGTTGTCTACTCGAGCAAATTTAAGTAAGTTAAATAAAAACAATTAAATATGAAATTTCAATCAACAAAATTATTTGATGGGTATTCTACAGTCTTCCGCCAGTGGAGAGCTGAGGATACCCATTGTTAGCAAATTTCTACACGGCTATGCCGTATCTTTTAGAGTGTGGTTTGAAGGTGATTTGGATCACCGTAACTGGGTATGGGATTTTGGTGGCATGAAACGAGCCAAACATAATATAGATTATAGGACTCCTAATGATTATTTTTTAAATATCTATTAGATCACACTACAATTATAGCAGAAGACGATCCATATTTAGATACATTTGTACAAATGGAATCTGATGGCGTTATACAGTTAAGGATACTACCAGCGACTGGATGTGAAAGATTTGCAGAGTTTTTGTATAATAAAATAAATGACTTCCTCAAAGTTGAAACTAATGGTAGAGTTAAAGTAGTTAAAGTAGAAGTATATGAACACGAAAGAAATAGTGCTAGTTATATAGGATAAATTATGCCAACAACATTAATACAACAAAAACCTACCTTCGATAAAAAGGTAGAAGGAGACAATAAACTTATCATAGCAGAAATGTTCTCAGACACCATTCAAGGTGAAGGTGTGAATGCAGGTGTTACATCAACATTTGTAAGATTACAAGGTTGTACACTACAATGTGTGTGGTGTGATACTCTGGACGTATGGCCACATGGCAATGAATATAGCTTTGATGAAATATTTGCTATGTTTGAGTCTATTGACCTTATAACAAGGTTTAAGCAAGGCCAACATTTAATCTTAACAGGCGGATCACCACTAAAACAGCAACGCAGATTAGTAGCCTTTTTAGAAGCATTCTATAACAAGTACTCCTTCTTTCCATATACGGAAATTGAGAATGAAGGTGTACTGATGCCGGATGCTGATTTAGCAGCTTTGATTAGCTGTTGGAATAATAGTCCAAAGCTCGCCAACTCTGGTATGAAAGAGAAGGCTAGATACAAGCCTGAGGTTATTAAAGACCTAGCACAAAGACCTAATTCTTGGTTTAAGTTTGTAGTTGCACAAGAATCAGATTGGCAAGAGATTGAAGACTTTTATCTCAAGCCTGGTTTGATTAATAGAAATCAGATTATTATCATGCCGGAAGGCCAAACACAAGATGAACTCTCTAAAACAAGAGAGATAGCAGCAGATGTAGCTATTAAAGAAAGTGTTAGATTTACTGATAGGATGCACGTTACTATTTGGAACAAGAAAACTGGAGTATAATGAAATCAAATTTAACAGAAAAATTATTATCTATCTGCGGAAGTGCAGATAAAATCTATGGTTATAATGATATTGAATCAATAACCCAATTAACAGAAGAACAGCGTGTTCAAGTAGAAACAGAACTAATCAAACATTTTGAATTTGATAAAATTGTATGGATGGACTTACCTTCAGGACTAACAGAAGATGGAAAAAAAGCAATATCTGCAAAATCAATAAAAATATCAGACTCAGATAACCCAATTTACAAACATAAAGTAGGATATGTTTATACTATATCATTTACTCCAAAAATGTACGAACCAGGAGAGATGTATAAACCAGTACTGGATGGATGTGTGTTTGCACCCATAACATACAATCCAGAAACATTTGAACCAAAGCTAAGCATTACACTAACTTGGTCACCTGATTTTCCTCAAGACTTAGATGCACCTATTAGAACATATGAAGATGACAAACAAATGATTCGTGATATGTTAGAAAAGGTATTAGGTAATCCTGAAGAATATAGACCAAAAGGACATATTGGATGTTTAATAAGATTTGCGACAGTATAAAACACTAAATGTATAATGCACGAGCTACTACACTTGATTGGATTCTGCTCTGACACAATTGGTCACTTTGACTTGATTGACTTTGTTGTTGCAAATTACAGAAATATTTCTTTTATTAATATAAATACAATATTATTATATGTTACTAAACGCAGATAAACTATTACAATTCTTAGAAACTAGAGGACAGGGATCTAAAGCACAAGTTGGCTACGACTTAACACTGAAGTCAGTTAACATTATACATGGTGGAACTGTACTAGCGGATAAAACCCTTGTAGAGGATTACACACCAGTCACATTATTTAGAAGTGAGAATGGTAAGATGCTCTTTAAACTAGAAGCAGGTGCATACTCACTAACCTTTGAACAAGGAGTTAAGATTGACACAAACCATACAGCATTTATTAGACACAGATCGAGCGTACTTCGTTGTGGTGCTATTATTACAAGTGGTGTATATGATCCAGGATTCGAAGTGAGTGAAATGGGTGCAGTTATGATTGCAACAAAACCAATCACACTAGAGAAGGGTGCTAGAGTTGCACAGATTATTATGTTTGAGAATCACACTGCTGATGCCTACGAAGGACAGTGGCAAGGTACAAAAGATGTAAAATGAAAAAGTATATTGAAGTAAAACTAGACATAGAAGGCCTACATTCTTGGCCTAACTGTGATATTGAAGAAGTTGAGTACCTAAAGTACCTACACAGGCATACCTTTCAATTTTTATGTAGAGCTGAGGTGTCACATGGAGATAGAGACATAGAGTTTATTAAGTTTAAACACGAAATTAAGAACTATATTGGCCAAAAGTACTATGACGCTAAGTACAAATGTTGCAACTTTACTGGACAATCATGTGAGACTTTGGCTGAAGAGCTTGTTCATCAATTTAAACTATCACAATGCTCCGTCTCAGAAGATGGTGAGTTTTTTGGAATCGTTGTCAATGAATAAAAAATTGCCTATATTATATAAAAATAACTAACTAATCAAAAAATGAAAACAGTAAAAGTAATTGCAGTACTCGCCCTTGTGGCATTTGGTTTGACTTCATGCTCAAACAACAACTCAGAAACAACAGTAGAAACAACTGACACAACAACCGTGTCCACAGACACCACAGCTGTTGATACTACTTCGGTGATTTCTATCACTAATGATACAGATACAACTATTGTATCTCAATAATTTAAAAGTTATTGTTTGAAAGAGCCAACCTAACAAGTTGGCTTTTCCATTATTATTTTGTACATTTAGTTATGATTAAGACAAACAAAGTTGTCCTACTGTTCGGTAAGATCTGTAGTGGCAAAAGCACATACGCAAAAGCGCTAGCATATATAACAAAAGCAAAGCACATTACGGTATCTGACATTGTGAAAAGAATCTCAGGCCAAGCGTCTCGTAGTGAGTTGCAAACAACTGGTCACATGGATGTGTTAATTGCAAATGAACTTATAAATGAGATTAATAAATACGATAGTGTAGTTATTGATGGCATTAGGCAGTATAGCATTGTTTTAGAACTAGCTGCAGAGTATGGTCAAACAGAACTAGATTTAGTTTGGCTAGAGGTACCGGATGATGTTCGTAAGTATCGCTTCTATGATCGTGCTATTGCAAAGGACGACATCAGCTTTGAAGAGGCTGATAAGAGGGATGCAGATTTAGGTCTTTTAGTGTTGCAAGATAAGCTAAAAGATTCGTATACTATTATAAACAACTAAAATATGAAATTATTACAAAAAGCTAATGGTAATCTCCCTCGTACACAGGAAGAGAAGTCTCAGATGATCGAGCAAGCTGCAATACACTATGGTAACTTCTTAAATGCACTCGGATTCGATTGGACTGCAGATCCACACAGTGCTAATACTCCTAAGAGGGTAGCAAAAGCATGGATTAATGACTTAATTGCAGGTTCGGTTGGGGAAGAACCAGAGATTACTGCATTTCCTAATGATGAAGGTTACACAGGTCTTATTTGTCAAACTAGAATACCAGTAATTAGTCTTTGTGCACATCACAACCTACAATTCACGGGAGTTGCTCACGTTGCCTATATTGCAGGTAAGGAGAAGACAGATATGGTTATTGGTTTGAGTAAGTTAAATCGCATTGTAGATTTTTATTCACGTAGACCTAACATTCAAGAGTCACTTACTAAACAGATACACGATCACGTAGATAGATTATGTATTGGTAATCGAGGAGTAGCTGTGGTTGTGGAGTCAATACACAATTGTGTAAGGTGTAGAGGTATTAAAAATGACAGTGTTATGAAGACATCACAAATGTCAGGATACTTCTGGACTAATGAAGTTGGTACACGTCAAGAGTTCTTTAACCTTATAGATCAATCTCGCTACTAAGATGGACTTTTATGTTATATCACCGGTCTCTAATTTAGAGCCAATGAAAATGGGAGATAGGATATTTGTACTTGCACACTTGTGGGTACAGTTTCCTGAATATAGAGAGTTTGTCCTTAACTTAATTGATGAGGACATTGATCGATGGATCACATTAGATAATTCAGCAGCTGAAAGGGCTTTAGTTACAGAAGACGTCCTTATCCAAGTGGTTAAGGAATTAGCACCAAGTGAGGTTATCGCACCAGATGTACTCTTTGATAAGGATGCTACTATTGCAAATGCAATCAAGTTCCGTGACCGCATGGAAGAGGAGGGATTACTAGATACAACCGATATCTTCTTTTGTCCACAAGGTAAAACTAAAGAGGATTGGTTAGAGGCTTATGTATGGGGATTAGAGCAAGATTGGATTCACACTATTGGATTTTCAAAGATTGCAGTGCCACAAGCTTGGTTACCTGATTGGAAAGATGATCAAGGTATCAAAGAAGCTCGTCACATGGCATACGACTATTTGAAAGAGCAGAATTTGTTACTCAAGCCAATCCACTGTTTAGGACAAGGACAGATAGTGTGTATCCTGTGCTAGCAGCTGCACATGGAATTGATTTCACAAGAGACTCAGAAACAAGAATACCTACACCACACAATTTCTTAGAAACCTTTAACATGCAAGATATAGATATGGATTTAGTAAAATCAAACGTCAATATGTTAAAAAAGAGTTGTAGAAAGGAGATCTAACATATTTATATGTGTAGAGTCGAGGCTACAAACATAAGTTAAAAATTTTAAGCCTTTGGTGAGTAAGGACCTCGACCCTGAAAACCAGAGGCTTTATTATTATGGACTACAAGAGAATATACGATCAATTGATTGCAAAAGCTCGTATTGAAAATAGAGTAAAAGGACAGGAAATTTATTATGAAGCACACCACATTATCCCAGAGTGTTTGGGAGGAGAGGGTACTGTGTGGGCTTGGAGAAATCATCCAAATATAATATTATTAACTCCAAAAGAACATTACATGGCCCACTTACTACTATGTGAAATTTATCCAAAGGAGAGAAAACTAAACTATGCGTTGTGGAGAATGGCAAATCCTGGTAATCGACCAAAGGACTACGTGATGTCTAGTAGTAGCTACTCTCGCCTAAAGAGAGTTGTTCAGCAGCAGTTACGTGAACAGGCTACAGGAGTGTTAAAGTCAGAGGAGACATTAGTCAAACTAAAAAAACCAAAGCCACCAAGAAGTCATCAGCATGTGAGTAATTTGAAGGCAGCCGCTAAGGAAAAGGGTTTCAAAGGCCCTGTGAAAGATGAAAAGTGGTTCAAAGCTGTATCAAAATCTATTCTTCAGTATACCAAAGATGGTAAGTTTATAAAGCAATGGGAGTCAATTCAGCAAGCGTCATCAGCACTTGGTATTAATAGAAGTGATATAGGAAGTGTGTGTAATGGCCGATATAAAACAGCAGGTGGATTTATTTGGATATTTGAAAATTAAATAGTATTATTAAGTTATGACAGATACAAAAGAATATATAATAGTACAAGATAAGGTCCAGCTAATGGACCTTTTCCGTCATATCACAGACTCAAAGATAATTGCGTACGATATTACATGCTTAAAGGTAAAAAGCTCATTATGCATAACGGATCTTTTGATATTAGATACACCAAGTGTTACTTTGGTATAGACTTGCGTGAAGATCTGTATTGTGATACGATGTTACTTAGGCATACACTTAAGGAGGACGGCCCTTTTGGTTTAAAAGATATCGCAATCGAATTACAGAACGAACTCGAATTAGATGTAGAAAGACAAGCCAACGAAGAGCAACTATTAATGAAAGAAAACATTAAGAAGAATGGTGGCTCAGTGTCAAAAGAAAACTATGAGATCTACAAAGCTGATATGGACTTGCTTGGCAAGTACGCAGCAGCAGATACTGACTTAACACTTCGTGTAGCTACATACTACCTACCAGTATTAGAAGAGCAGAAACTTTGGGACTTCTTCTTTACTGAGGAGGTAATGCCTCTTTATAGAGAGGTTACTATATCAATGGAAGAGGGTGGTACACTTCTCAATATTGACTACATTAAACAAGTCAAGCAAGATATCACAGTTGAACTCAAGCAATTAGAAAATGATATAGTGAAAGAACTTGTATCCTATCCAGAAGTTCAGAAGTGGGCTATGGACAGAGCTTACAATAATTATAAACCTAACACAAGAGGCTCTTATATACAAAAACTATTAGAACTTACTAAACAAACTCACTTACCTTTATCAGATAAAGGTAAATACAAAGTTAACGCGAAAACGGCATACTTACTAACAAACGAGTCAGTTAAACAGTTTGTACAGACAGGTAATGAGAGTAGTTTAGATAATACGTTAAAGATGAACGTATGTCTACAATTAATGAAAGAAGATGAAGGTTCTCTCATTAATATCAGCAGTAAACAGCAGATGGCTGATATATGCTTCAACTATCTCGGAGTTAAACCTCTATCACAAACACGCAAAGGTACTGATCAGTTTAATGAAGACTTGGTAGAGCATTTGTCAAGAGACTACGTGTGGGCTGCTAAGTTGCATGATTATAATAAGCTAATTAAAATTAACAGTGCGTACATAGATAGATTCCTAGAAGGAAACGAGAATGGTAGATATTATTGGTACTTCAAGCAACATGGCACAACTAGTGGTCGATTTAGCTCGGACTGTCAGCAAATACCACGTGTATTAGAGCCAGGCGAGGTTAGTGACTTGGTACTCAAGTATAACAACATACTACGCAGTTTCTTAGTGGCAGAGGAGGGTCGTAAGTTTATTATATGTGACCAGAGTTCTCTAGAACCAAGAGTGTTTGCTAGCGTAAGTGGTGATCCCAATCTCATTAACGTATTTGTTAACAATGAAGACCTTTATAGTAGAGTTGCTATTCAGGCTTTCAAACTAAAAGGCATGTCGGCGAATAAAAAGGATGAAAACTATGTTAAAAACATTAGACCTGAGTTAAGACAAAGAGCTAAGTCTATTGCACTTGCTATTCCTTATGGAGCAGGTGCTTGGCAGATTGGACAAACATTAAACATACCAATTCAACAAGCTCAAGGATTAATAGATGGTTACCTGGAAGGTTTTCCTGAGTTAGCTCGATGGATGTCGGATACTAACTTGAGAGCTCAAACTATTGGACAAATCAGATCAAAAACTGGTAGGATTAGACACTTAGAGAGAGTTGCGCAGATATATGGTCACTTTGAAGACAACTTGATGGACCCTCGCACCTTTGGTCAGATGAAAAGAACTATGAAATCTCCTGACCAACAGCAAAAGTTAATTAAGCTTAGGATGGAGTATAAGAATGGTCTTAACAATGCGAAGAATTTCCAAATACAATCACTAGCAGCATCTATTATGAACAGATCAGCTGAATTTGTAATCAACTCAAGCGAAAAACACGCAGATCATGCAGCTAAGATTATAAAGAAATGTATGGAGACAACTGTACAAATTGAGACTGGGCTAGTAGCTGAACCAAATATTTGTGATAATTTTGGATCTGGGCATGCATAAATGTCCCTCTAGACGGCCATTTTTAATAATACTCGACTATTTATAGGAAAGGTAAGTAATATGAGAATCTGTAAGACCTGCAAGCAAAATAAACCATTAGAGGATTATTATAGTGGTAAGGGTTATGTAGGAGGCAGAAATCCAAACTGCAAGGTATGTATAAAAGCATCTAAAAACAAAGATACTCAAAACGCAGCATCGAAAAGATATCGAGATCGTAGCCCAGAAAGACGATTAGAGCGAGATAGGAAGTATCGAGCTGAAAACACAAAAGTGATTAGAGCCAAGCGGAATGTATACCTAGCCGAGCGTTATAAAACAGATCCTGTTTATAGATTGCAAACTATACTGAGACAGCAGATTGTAGACTACATTAAGTACAAAAAAAATGATAGAACAGCACAGCTACTTGGATACACAGCTCAGGACTTTATTAACCGCTACGGTGAAGGCCTAGTAGGTCAACACATTGACCACAAGATCCCAAAAAGTTGGTTTAAGGAGGATGCGCCAATCAACATTGTGTGGCATTTAGAAAATCTACAGTGGTTGGGTGGTATAGAGAACGACTCAAAGGGTAACAGATATGCACACCAAGTAACAGAGGATTATTTGCAAATAGCTTTACCATATATACAAGAAGAATATGTAGTTAAATTAAAAACAAGATATTTATAAATAAAGTTTAATGAAACCAGTTGACAATCAATTAAAAGAGATAATCAAAGGTGCTATTAGAGAAGTTCAAGCTGTTGAATCATCTAACTTAAAACAGCCAAAGACACTGGCACCAGAAGTGGTTAATTTACTACAAGAGAGGATTGGTGATGAGTATAATGCTCACTTTTTCTATAGAAACGCATCCAATTGGTGTCAAGGAATAGGTTATCTCAAAGCAGCTGCATTCTTTAATAAAGAAGCGGCTAATGAACTAGAGCATGCCATGCAAGTGCAAAAATATTTAGTAGATTGGAATGTAGATGTTAAAATTCCAACTCCTAAAACTGAAGCATCATTTGCAACACTTATTGATATAGTAAATAAAGCATATGATATGGAGTATGCTTTGTTTGATGCTTATAACAAAACTTCCTTAGCTTTGTTTCAAGCAGATTTAGCAACATTTGACTTCCTACAACCACTACGTGTTGGACAGAATGCTTCAGTGGCAGAATATTCTGATCTACTAAATGCCGCAATGCTTGTTAATGTTAACAACGCATTTGAGTTACTTTACTACGAACAAACCTATTTTGGTTAAGATGATATCCCTTAAGCATCTTTTCAAAGAAGCAACTGAGAGTAATAGTTCAGTAACATCAAAGATAACAATTGATGATAAGGATGGTATCTCCTTTGATATTGTAGCAGATGGTAGGAAGGTTGGTGAAGTTGATCTAGAAACATCTGGCCAACTTGATTACACAATAACTGATGCTAAAATAGATCAATCAGAAAGAGGTAAAGGATATTATTATAAAGCTCTATTTAACCTATTAGATCAAAAGCCAAATATCAAAATACATTCTGTCTATCGCTCACCAGAAGCTAACAAAGCGTGGAATAGATTAATGGATAAAATGGGTGATAAATACTCAGTTGTCTACAAAAAAGTAGATGGTGAGTTAATGTATATTCTATCAAAGAAATAACATACGTCTTAGGACCGTATAGTTGCTTGGCAACTTTTAAGCCCGGATAAGCTACCATTATCCGGGTTTTTCTATTTTATGTAGATATTTATGGGCACACAA